CTAAATCTTGTCTTTCGATTATCCATGATTTATCTAAAACTAATGATCCATCAATATCAGTACTTTCTTTATCTCCTGTAATATGAGATACAACTGTGATTGTTTTATCATTTTCTTCTACAATGAAACCGACTGAACAACACTCGGCTAACTCTGTTTCTAATTCATTAATGTCTGTCCACCCATGGGTAGGGCTTACAGCATCTTTCCAATGTAATAAAACGAGTTTAGCTTTCATTTGTATTTAAAAATATATTTACTCCATAAATAACTTCTTGCAATGCTTACCACCATAAATATCAAAGATAGATGAAACATCTCCCATATATTTATATGTATGTCATATAAAGGAAAAACTAATATTTGAATAATAACTGCAAGTATAAGTCCACTTCCTATGTCTAATGTTCTATGTATTAGATGTTTTGTATTGGTCATTTTAGTTTTCTTAAAAACTTTAAGTAATCTGCACCCTCTTGCACTTCCCAAAATATCTTAATAAAGTCTGGGTGTGTGTCAGGTAATCTTGTGTTAAATACTGCTACTGCACAAGGCGACATCATTTTATTGGGTAAATTTAACATCTTGGCATAGTTGTCATATTTTTTATACGAGCCAACCTGAACACAGTGCATTGTTATATCTGAGTTTGCATCTTTAACAGGCATATAACCACTAACGTGAGTATGACCTGCCATAAGAATATGATCTCTTGAATTGAATATTGCGTGTCTAACTATTCCGTGTGCTGTGTTATAGATTGAATTACCTCTAAAGTTATGAGAGCAATTTACTCTTATATTATGTTTAGGTAGTTTAAGTTTAACCCTTATGTTATGGGGTGCGTATGTAGTCTTTAAAGGTCTTGTAATCCACTTTAAAGGGTCGCCATCTCCACTCCACATATCATGGTTTCCAGCTACAATAAATATCCAATTAGTGTAATTAACTAGCCACTCAGTTAATTGCCATGCTTGTTCTGCTGATGTAGTTTGTTCTGCCCAAAGACCTGCAAGTTTAGTTCTTCTTGCCCAATTATTTTGTAAATCACCTACGTTACAAGCATACATACCATCAGTTTTATTTGTTATATCTAAATGTTTAATAACACTAGGCATATCGCAACCATCATCATCAATGTGAGGGTCGCCCATAATATAAAGGCCGATGGGTTTATCATCTTTAATTCTTATATTTAAAAATTCTTCGTTTCTTTCTCTTTTCTCTTTACGATTAAAAGTATCAACTCTAAGTTTAACTAAATCTTCTGTTGATATTTCTTCATCATAAAATTTATTTTCTACTTCAAAGTTTTTAATTTTGCTTGGCGAGTTTGTTTTTTTGCCACAATCTCTACATTCATACCTTTGTGGTTGTCCTACAATGTGCTTATCTTTACCCCTTTTAATTAAATGTGTTGATCCACAAGTTGGACAGGCTAACATATTCCCATCACTATCTAATTGCAAAATGTCTACATTAGAAAAGTTGCCACCCTTATTTATTATCGCCATTCTTTTCTTCTTCCTTGATTAAGTATTCCAAATACCATTTTGCTTTTTTTAAATCAGACAAAGGAGTGCCTTTATGTGGAAAACGAGTAACGTACTTTATGATATTTCCACGAACATAATCCATAGACCAGCTACGAATGTACTCAGTTGTTTCAATTCCCTTAGTATAGTGTTCAGGTCTATTAATAAGGTCTGTTTTCTTGTCGCTGCTCATCTATCTTTTGTTCAACCTGATTCCAAGGAATCGGCAAATAATCATCTTCCCAAGTTATAGCACCATAAAGGTAGTCTTGTCTAGTTTCAATTCTATCTTTAATGCGAAATTTGGCATGTTTATCAATAGTATAGATGGCATGTATAATTTCCATTTCACGAAGCGTGTATGGAACATTGCTACACATAACTATTTCTCCTATGTTAACAACTTAATACAAATAAAAATTATCAACACTATAGTTAAAAGCTCAAAGATACTAACTTCGGGCTTTAGGTATTTGGTTTTTATTTTATAAAAAAACCAATTAAAAAATTCAGGCTTTACAATAATTACAACTCCTATTAGCAAAGCCAATAGTAGTGCTTCTTGTATCATTGCGATAGAGGATTATCTGATCTTGCTTTCATCTCATTAACTTTAGCATTTAATACTGCTATTTCAGCTTTGTTAATGGCAATGTCTGCTGTCAATGGTTTAATATCTACTGATTGTCTAGCTTCTAATACTTCTACTCGTTGAATTAATTGTCCTTGATAGACAAATAATCCACCTAGAGTTATTACTAGACCTACAGCTCCTGTTATTACTTTAATATCCACGAATCCTCCTTAGATGTTCTTTTGCTCGTATTGTATTATCTATAGATTCCTGAAGAATTTTTTGGTTTTTCGCCATAGGGTCGTTATATACGATTTGATTCTCAGCATATATATCTCGCAAATCAACATATTCTCTCTGGTCATAATAATTACCTCCATCAATAACTAATTGATTGTTAAATATATTATTGTTGGTTTGACCATAATTGTCTATAGAAATATTACTTTCCATAGCTTTTGCTACTATAAGAGAGGTAGCTATCAGTCTTTGATCTACTCTTTTAAGTGTTTCATTTACTTTCTTTTCTATAGATTCTATTGAAATAGTTTCAGTATTGACTCTAGGGTTTCCTTCAGTCCTGCTTTCTTCCACCGATTCATCTCTGCTTTCGATATTTTCTTCGTTTGCAGCAACTGTTTCAGTTCCTCCATTTCCTCGTTCACTATCTGTTGTTTCTCCTTCTCCGAGAGTTTCATCTACTTCTTCAGTAGCAACTGTAGTTTCTTCTTCAGGTTCAACAGGAGCATTTTCAGTTTGTTCCACAGCTTCAGGTGTAGTTTCTGCAACTGTGCTTTCTCCTGAAGGCTCTGCATTAACTCTTTCTTCACTTTCTCTTGGTGTTTCTCCATTTCCTGTTCTGCTAACTTCTTCTGTTGTAACTTCTCCAGCTCCTCCTTCGCTAACCTCTTCTCGTACAGGCTCTGACTCAACGACTCTGCTAGAGTTAGGGGTTTCGATGATGGTTTCTTCTGCGAAAAACTCTTGGATAACTTCGCCTGTTGGCGAGTTGTTAAAACTTTCTGTTGTTTCAATTCTTTCTTCAAAGCCTTGGACTTCTGCTGAGAACGATTCGATGGTCGCTGGTTCTTCATAAGCTACCTCCATAGGTATTTCTTCAAAACTCTCAATAGGTGGGAGTTCTGTTAATTCTATTGTTTCTACAGGTTCAAAAAATACATTAATAATTCCTGTATTTATTTCTTCTGTTGCTATTTCCTCAAAATATAGTTCTTCAAATAATTGTACCACCATTTCAGGTTCTTCAAACACCTCAAAAACAAATTCTTCTAGTGGTATAAATTCTACTGTTTCTATTTGATTAGTTAGTGTTTCTTCTATTTCCTCAAATGCTGTGGCTATAATTGCTGTTTGAGTAGCAGTTAAGACCTCATCATCATAAGTCATAGTAACCGATATATTATCTACATTAGGGCCACCAAGATTAGCAGGACTATTAGCATCAGACCCACTAATAAAAAGATTTCCAATGTTGCTACCAACACCTGTATACGAGATACTATCTGTAAAATCTTTGCCATTAATTCCTGTAACATTAGTTCTCTCCTGCGTTGTTGTAGCTAGTACATTGCTATCTGAATCTCTAATTTGTAATCTTATTGTAAAGGTGTCAGCACCACCTGATCCTCCCCAGCAACCTGAAACACCACATTCTCCATTCTGTACTTCAACAGATGAGTTAAGTGTAATACCATTGTTAAGCATAGGTTGTGTGATCGTGTTAGAGAGTAAGTCAAAAGATTGTTCTATGCTCCCACTATCTCCAAATTCAAAATCATGTCCACCTGGACAACAATCTCCTATTCTTTGTGCATCTCCTTGTAATGTCCAACCTGTGTTTCCATTATTAAAATCACCATTAGTAATTAAATTACCAGTTGTTTGACTATCTGCCAAAACCATTAATGGAAAAAATAGAGGGATTAAGTATTTCATTCTCTTTCAGGTAAGTATATTTCTTGTTCGTTGTTGCCATAAACTGACATCGTGCCTAGTGTAACTGAATGTGTGGCACAGCTAGTTAAAATTAAAGATATAAATATAACTCTAATCATTCCAGGTCATGCTCGGTTTAGTTCCACCAGTATTTCTTAATTCGTTTTTTCTTTTTTCAATCCATTTAGCTTTAGCTTTCTCGCCAATTAATCCATCAATAGGACATGGTGTACCTGCGTTCATCATTGCTTCCCATACATTTTCGTCTTGGCACATCAAAGATATTGCTGCAACTTTCATGCCTAGTTTAGCTAAGACTGATACAGATTTTCTGCGTTCACAGTTAGGGTCTACATAGTAACT